TATCATCATCTGTAGCTCTACCACCCAATAACTCTCCAGGAATAGTAAGAGTATCAGAAGCACTATATCCTGTTCCAAAATCTATAATTTTGATGGTTATAGTGTAAGTCAAATCCCTCACACAACGGACAGACATCCCACCGTGCTTATCGTTGACGTAGCGGCGCACGGCTGAATTATTGTAACTCAGCCTCCGGTACCACGCGTTGTTACTATCGTACTCTGTAGAAGACCAGAAGTAACCGCCGTACCCCACAGTGTAGTAATCACCATCGTAGTAGCTGCGGTGACCACCCGGGAGGGCGTAAAAACCACTAGTTCCAAACTCTGAATTATCATCTAAATCTCCATCATCCCATAAATCTGCATTCCCTGCAAGTTTACTGCCTGCATCATCGCCTGTTGCTGCAGTACCGTCCCATTCGGTGTCCCAGTCGTAAATTATATAGTCTTCACCTGATATAAAAATATTGTCAGTTAATGGTAATGTATTTAAATCTGTAACACCAGTAATTGTAGTATAAGCAATGTCTGTTTTATTAAAAGCATAATCACCAGATGCAAGTCCTAAAGTAGTAAAATCTTCTGAATCAGCTGAATTATCAACTAAATTACCTGATGAATATGATGTGGTCGTGCCTATTGCATCCGCTGTTATAGGATATGTCGAGTCCACATAACCTGATAAAACTTTCCAATCTGTATCTGAAGGTACACGCCATCCCGAAGGAGCTAGACCACCTGCATCCTCTACTGCAAACCAGTTATATAAGTATCCATAAGTATCTGATTCACTTGAATCATCGTTATTATATGAACACCTTGCATCAGTACTTAACGCAGCCCACGCGGCGTCATCATCTTCTTCAATTGGTATAGCAGTCCCATCTCTATATAGAGCTGTCTTTAAATTCTCTGTCATCCATAGTTGAGTGCCAAATACTTTTGTACTGTAAGCATTTCCAGAACCATCTTCACAATCATCATTGGGTGAAATTTCGACTTCAAATCTAGCACCTGAACCAGTACCACCCGTAGGTTCTATTATATACGTCCCTGGATTGTACTGTTTATGTGCTGCATTAGTACTAAAAGTACTTACCCTTCCTGCAACTTGATATACTTTATCATGATTGAATTGAGCCAGTCCATACCCTGGAGTTAATGTTACTGATGATGTATCAACATGAGCAGTTGCAGTCCCACCCATAGTCCTAATCTTACCTAATTCATCTATCATTATATCAGTAGCAGCAGATAGTTCATTATCAGAAATATCTCTTGGGTCTGCACTGGAGTTCAATCCCCCATGAAAGGAATCAATCTGATGTATTTGCTTAGGCATTGAAAACCACCATTATACCCCAGCTATCATTACATTAACTGTTGCCTCATTAACTCCATCGTTATAAGCTGATGCAAAAACTAAAATATCTGCTACTTCTTGTCCCGTGTGCATTGGTATTACTATAGATTCTCCCATAGTTAATAAAGCGAATAATTCCCCACTAACAGTAACGCTAACACTTGCTACTGTTCCTAAAGTAGCCACATATTCAACTGCAACTACATGGGCTTTGGTTGGGATATTTCCTACAGGGGCAACATTCCCTTCGTTCCATACACTGTCTTCAAGACCGCCACCAGGACTTGTAATATCTACAACTGCATTCTTCCAATAACATACATCACTACTGTCATATGCTTGTGCTATATTATAATTACCACCCCATGTACGTGAATCAGCATGAACATCTAAATTTAGATTTGTATAATCACCAGCAGAAGTACCTTCATTTGCCACGCTATTATCATTTACAATATCACAAGACGTGTGTATTCTTATTTGATTTGCCATTACTTCTTTTCTCCTATTAAAATTTGAATTGACTGATTGTATTGTGCCTGCAAAGCCTGCAATTCCTGAGCCATCAAACTATGCTCTGAGGTATATCTCTGAATATTATTGGCATATTCCTGAACTTCGCCATTTATTTCCGCAGAATAAGATTGCACTTCACTGGAATATCTTTGAAGAGATATAGTATATTCTTGAATCTGTTTCTGTAAATCCTGAAGTTTATTCTGCTTGTCAACATCTGTCTCAAGCTGTGCATCAGATTCGGCTGCTCTTTGAGCATTTTGGGCATCAAGAATATCAGACTGGAGTTTTGCCTGATATTCTATATTTTCTTTGTTAAACTCATTTAATTCATTTTGCATGTCTGCATTATAAGAAGCTATTCTTTGACTATATTCAGTCTGCCATTCCTGAATCTTAACATTAAATTCTTCATTTATAAATCTCTGAACTTCCTTGTTCACTTCTGCCTGATATTTAGATACATCTTGCTGATACTTCTGTAGCTTACGTCCCTCTTCTCTATCAGACATAGTAACATCTTGCACATCTTTATTTAATTTTGCCTGATATTCTATATTTGCATCATTAAACGTATTAAGAGCATCTGTCATCCTGACTTGATATTCTGATACTTTGGGCGGAACAAGTGACAACCTAGATTGAATTTCACTAGAATAGCCTTGTGCTATATCAATCTTAGATTGTAATTCACCTGAGTATCCTTGAGCTGCATTTAAATAAGCTGAAGCTTCTGAAACTATTGCTTGAACAGCTTGTCCTTTAGCCCCAGTAAAAGATGCTCTTGACTGAACTTCTGTTGCAAATCCATTAATTTCTGCTTGCAATGCTTGAACTGTTGCACTCCATTCAGATATGTGTGCCTGAGCTCTTGAAATTTCTGTTTGAGCTGTTGCCAATGTAGCTTGAGCCATTTCAGTATCTTCATCGTTAAGCCAATATCCAACACTTTTAGGCGTTGCATCGTCACCACTCCCTGAATCTTCATCTGTAGTAAATCCAGTATCTATCGCATCTCTTGCTAAATCTAACGCATCTCTAACTTGAATAAGCTTACTATCAGTTGTATGATAAGTATCTTCATTTCCAAATAATCCTGGGTCATCACCTGCTCTAAACTTATCAACTGCTGTAGTTATTGCATCTAATGCTGTTCCAAAATCACCACTATTATCGGTTTGAATTGCAATTTCAGCTGCCTCAGCTACAGCTAATCCAACTTGAGTTGAAGCTAAACCTATTTTATTATGCATATCATCAACTAAACTTTGAGTTTCATCTAATTCTGCCTTTACCAAGGCAAGGGCTGCTGTAACAGCACTTGCCTGAGACGGATATTCCGTCGCCCATAATACACCGCTTATTGTAGTAGTTGGACTTGTATAGGTTGGAGCTGTTCCACTTATTTTTAGAATTTGTGCAGTCGTGGGGGAAGCAACTGGCACTTCTGGCAATGTCATCGTCCCAATGGATGTTAATGATGGTGCACTAAATACAGGTTTAGTATAAGTAGGTGCTGTACCAGAAATAGAAACTGTTTGAGCTGATATGTTTGTTGCAGAAGCATCTGAATAAGAAAATACAGGTACAGAGGGTACACTTGGTAAAGTTATTGTAGAAGAAAGGTCTAAAGTGCTTGGAAGTGAGCCTCTTTTATCAGCAAGCTGTCTCATGCGACACTTAATAGCGGCGCCCAGAACAATAATATACTCCCATTCATCTGGGAAAGCTGCCACTGAAGAATCATCAAAGGCTACAGCAGGGTAAGATATCTCCACAACTTTGAAAGCATTTGGAGAGGAACCGACAGCAGTTCCACCATAAACATATATTCCTCCTGCCTTGCGGAAGAATATTGGCTCCTGTGAAGATGGGTAAAATAGCGAGTTCGGGTCTTGTACCTTTCTCTCATAATTAAGTGGTACCTCCTTGCAGGAAACATACTCTCCATCCGTTCCGTTTTCCTTTCGTACATCAAGAATTTTTACATTACTCACAGAATAACCGTTAGTCGTTTTATCTGCTGTTTCAGTACTAACTGACCAAAGAAGTTCGGCTGGTACCATATTAATAAATTCACTTGCTGCATCTGTTAGAGAATTTGTTATAAGCTGTGTATCTCCAACAGACCCAATTATATCTTCTATTCTTGTCTGAAAATCACCAGCCATTAGATAAAGTCCTGTAGTGGTAGCGGAATAATATCCTGCTGTGCCTGCCTACTGCGTGATGTAAATAGATATTCCTCTTCAATGCCTCTAGCTATGCCACGATGAGAGCTGGCTGGCTGAAACATGCTTCCTAAGTCCAGAATATGTGCTATCGTATAGTGTATGGCTGAAGGAATAAGCATATCTGGTAAATCTACACGGCTGGTAATTTTATTCCTCTCTTCTGGCTTGGCAAAATAATAAACCTTGATAGAACCCCCTGAATCTGGATTTTTTGTAAAATGCAATTTTTTAGTATCCTCTACCCATATCCCACCGCTGGAATAAGCTGAATAACTTAAAATACTAGTTGACTCTTCGATTGTAAAAGTATTGGCATCTGTCACAGACTTTACTGCGTGACGTGTTCCATTCAAAACTGAGGCTCCATCACTAGAGCTGTCTACTATCCCTACAATCTCTGAAAAAGTAATATAGTCACCGGCATCAAGACCATGAGAAGCAGATACTATGGAAGCATCACCCGCAGGAACTCCAGAAATATTTGTAATTGTTCCGTTACCTACATCGGTCTTAATATAATATCCAATAACACTTATGTTTGAATCATCAATATCTTCTACACTAGCCGTTTCTGGCGTGAATGGAACAACTTTTGTACCAATCTGTACCTTATAAATTGCATCTGACGCATTGGCATTGGTGAATATATACTCACGTCCACCATCACTTGTAAACGACTCAAATGCAGTCTTCTTAACTACACGAAGACCTATATTTTCTACTTGCGAATCAAAAAATGTGTTTTTCAGCTTCTCCGATACTGGAAAAGAAAGACCACTGCCTTCTAAGGAGGCATCTATTATTTCAAAAGCTTCTTGGTATCTCATTAACTTCTTTCCCCCTTTTCTTTTTCTGGTGGCTAGGCTTCCACCCTAAGTAGGTAGAGAGGGGGAGTTCCTGAGAACCCCCCTCAAAACCATTAGCCTTCTACGCTTGTAACTTCAGAATCGCATGTGATTGCTCGTTCCGAATTTCGGGACCAGCTTCAACCAGCCATTCATCTGTAATGCCGTCTGAACCATCTTGTACGATGTCCCGACGCAACTGAACATCACGCCCAGCAAGTGGTCGCCAATCGAAATTAGCAAAGTCCACTGCCAAAGCATAATTTTCATAGCTACCGTTAAGCATCGGATGTGCTATAAACTCCAGTTCTCCAACAGGACCATAGTACCGACGTATCCTCAATCCACCAGTGGCGTCAGAACCCATCTCAACTTCAACTTGGGAATTTGTCCCGCTTCTTACCATTGATGTGACTTCTTTCAACCATTTATTGGATGCGAATACTGTCTTCTTCATGCTTCCTGCGACCATATCAGAAAAAATGGTCTCAATCATAGCATCAAATTGCTTTAGTGTTCCACTACTAATGTCCCACGTTAAGCTTCCTGCTGCTGTAGCTGCTGGAGCAAGGTCGGCATTGTTTGATTGCACGATACCAGCGCTGCCACCAACCCCAAAACCCTGAAATGTTCGTTGAGGATTTTCTGAGGTAGAGTCTAAAGAAATTGCTCCGTTGGTTAGTAACGCCCATTCCATGTCAATCTTGAGCTTCGCCAGCTTTCTTGCCTGAAGACGACTCAGTTCTGAACCGCCGTAGTGCTTGGCTGCAATCGCCGTTCCGGTGATGGTATAGGGCTCACGGAAAATCTGTGTGCAGTTTTTCAGCCTGCGCACTTTCTTTCGTGTTTCTACACCAACAGCCGCACCTTCAGCGTATCCCTGACCGGGACCGCTATTGGATGCAAAATAGTCAGCATCAGCAAGGTTGTCCAAGCCAAAACCGCCTATGTTGTGTCCATAGTAAGATGTTGCTGTGCCAGCGTCATAGAATAGACCTGCATTAGCTACGTATTCAAGCGTCAGTACACCAACCGCATCAACCACTATGAGGTCTGTTGTATCAGTCATTACTTCTACGTTGTAAGCAGCTGCGATAGTTGCATGTGCATGAGCACCTATAAACTGAACGTGCCTGTCTGTCGGACTTGTAAGGTCACAGTCTTTGCCAACAGCAACGCAAATCAAGTGCGTTACGTCAGCTCCGGGTGCAGCCGAACCGCCAGAGAATGACGCAGAATAAATACCGCCAACCTCAAACAGCTCAACCATCGCCTGTCGCTCAAGCCTGAGAACACAGTTGTGTGTTTCTGATTCTCCAGTAGTTGCTCTGTCTGAGACATCTACCGTTGCGGAATCAGCTCCCTCTGTTACTATTTTGGTTTTGATGGAACGCTTCATGAAGTACTCGTCTTCCATCCATTCAAAGATAGGTACCGGCGAAACACGAGTGCTTGCACGACCACCAATCGTTAGGATGGGAGTAACACTCGGGTTGTAGTAGTGAATCTTTTTCCCGAGTTCGAGAACTTGCCGCTGCGTAGCATCACTAAACTGGATTGCTGTCCCAGTTCCATATGAAAATGGCATTGTTCTAACTCCTTATTTTATAAAGTGTTACAGCGACAATTATAAAGTATCACTGCATCACTTCATTTGTTGTAATCCATAATTCCACCCCAGAACTGTTCCAACTCTTTATCCTTTGGCAGTTGTGCTGGTGGCTGCGAACCGCTAACAGAGGCGGCAGCTACCTGCTTACCTGTCTTGGGAGAAGGAGGTGCTTCAAGTCCTTGGGAAGAACTATCATCCTGCTGTGTTAAGATTCGCCACACTTTCACGAGGTTTTTATTGGTGACATTCTTAGGGTCCTGCATAAAATCGTAAAACTCTGAAAGTTCATCCGAAGAAAGACCCATATCTTTCAACTCATTAGCGGATTGTTCCTGCTCTTCCTTCTGATTTAAGACAGACAGTACTTTCTGTACTGTTTGCTTCTCTCGCCAGTCAAGCATATTGTTGAACCATTCCTGAGAAGATGTCCCATCTGTTTCAAGGTCAAGAACATCAAAATCATCCGGTTTTGGTGGTGGCAGCAGTTCCGCACGCTTTTCCTGTACGGCACCGCGAAGTGCCCTCACTGCATCTGGATTTTCTTTCAAGAATCCATCCAACTGAGCCAACGGTTTGAAGGACTCCTGTTGCTCTTCCAAAGCATTTTCCGCCTTCTGGGAACGTCCCTGAATTTCACGGTACGCCTTGGCAAGCTTATGTTTTCCTTCATCGTTGTCTCTGAACTTTCCATCAATGAGCCATGCCGCCTCTTCCTCGACTGTGAGTGGCTCTTCTGTTTCCACAGCCTTTGATTCAGCTTCGGGTTCTGCGAGTTGAGTCTCCGTATTTTCCGTTTCTTCTGGTGAGCCTGCTTCAGCTTCGTCAAGTGATGCCTGACCAAACTTCTCATTGAAGTCAGTTAGTACATCAACAATGTCTTCACTTTCTTTCAGGTTATCTCCCTCGCTTATTCCATCCTGCTGTTTTTTGTCGTTACTCATGCGATGCTCCTATCCTTTGTAAGTTATTCTGCTTATGCAGAAGCTCTTGGTTTTGAGTTAATCGCTCCTAAAACAGCGTCAACATCTTCGGCTGCCTGCCGAGTCTTGTCACGCTGTCTCGCTTGTTCCAGTTTAGCGGAGGCTTTTACGCTTGAGACTGCCTGAGCAACCGGTTTGGTCGCTTCAGATACCTCTGCCCGCATATTAGAGTGGAACAACTCTCTCTCACGAGTCTGTAAGTCACCGCTAAGTTTCTTCAATTCTTCTGTTAGTCCCTGCACCTGCTGAGATAACTGTGATATCTCGCCGTGCCTCTGAATCAACGACTGTTTATCAACGTCGCCCTTCATATTCATAATTACTTCTTCTCTATCATAGATGCCTGAGTTCATTAGCATCAAATCTTTCTGCAATTCCGCCATTGGTGATTTCGCTCTGGTTGAACCGATTACCACACGAACATCCATTTGAGAAGTTACCATGTCATATAACCTTATAATCTCACCAGTAATGGGGTCTTGAGCTGGCTGATTCATTGTCACATCTTGACGCTGACCAGTCTCACTAACAAGTCGCACAACTCTTTGCTGGTTATATACATACGGTATCCACTCCATAACCACCTTACCAGCAATAGTCAGCATATCGTAAAGAGGCATAACCTTCCAATTCTGTTTTCTGCCTACCGCCTCGTCTACAATCTGAGCTTCACCTACAGTACCCGGTGATTCACCTGCATAACCCTGAAGATATTTATAGGCACCAAATACCTGCTCAATATCAAGCTCGTAACGTGATTTTTCAGAATAGAGCTGAGACGAAAGTGCTGGAGGTGCAAATTCTTTTATTTTACCGGAAGTTAGTGCACCGGGGTTTGCACGAATGATTGCATTTGGAACAGACCATTTCTGTAGTTCAGCTGGCTCGATAGCTCCATCCTCAACTACGAGCTTAAAATTTGTGGATGAGGAAACATGTGAAATAAGAAGTGCCTCATTCCTGTTTAGCATTCTCTGCGGAGACTTGGCATGACGAACATCACCAGCCGGATACGGAGTTCCAACATGTTCATTGCAAGCTGGAACTATTGGATATCTACTGATAGGAAGTATTTCATCGTAAGCCAACACATCGCCTAAAACAAATATCTCTCTTATATGTTCTTCGTATACAAGCTCTTCACTTAGAACACCATCTTTCAATAACTTAAAGAACTGTTTGTCTTCTGTAAGTTCCTTATAACTATCAGCGTCAAATGTCTGAACTTTCCCAGTAAGCATATCTGTTACTAAAGCTGTTGGAACGCTAACCTTAGACCAGCGAATAAACTTTCTCATCTTAGGCTGGTTATCCTGAGACATATCAGCACGCGATTCTACGTCATCACGAGAATACTTATCAGAAGATATTTCGTTCAGGTAATAATCTTCCTGAGCTTCGTCAATCAAGGAGGCATACTGAGGGAAGAGGCTCAAGATGTGCTTCTTTGTGTGGAGGTCGGAATATATGATTGACGAAGCATCAGAGAAGTCTGGTAGTGATGAATTTGGGTCAACATAAACTGCTTCTACGGGTATGTGCTTAAATCTTACGCCTCCGAGACCATTATCACACATCCAGTCTGGATAAACATAAAAATAACCATGACCCTTAACAATAAAATCTTTTGCAGCCTTGCGAAACTGTACATCTCCATTGGAGTCGTACCAAATCTTATCATAAAGTGCATTATAAATACCAGCAAGCTGGTTGTCCAGCTTTCCTACAGGATGAATGTCCCATTCAGGAGAACCAGCTGCCACATTTGCCAAGACCTGCTCTACGGCAGGTCGAATCTTATTGTTTGATTCTGGTGGTTGCCCAACAGATAAAAGATAATCTTTCTGTGCAGTTGTTAGTTGATTGCCGAGATAAAAAGCCTCGTCCTCTGCTATTTGATAGCGATGAGTAGATGCGTGAGAATTGTAAAGAATATACTCATCACGCACATCATGAGCATCAATCTCGTCCAGTTCTGGCTTTTTTAAGTTAAGATGTAGTGGCATAACTATTATTCAGTTGCTATATTACGTTAATTATATAACAATTAGAAATCATTTTATGCTTCCCCATAAATAATTTGTCCTGTCTCCCAATCTGCTCCCAAAATTTCACTTGACTCTACCCATTCTCCCTTATCATCAAGTTTTCCTGTGGGAACCCAGACATCATCTGTTGCCCAGCGTAGAGCATCAAGCGTGTCTTTCTTGTGTCTTCCAAGTTCGGTGAACGCCAAAAGTTCCTGCCTAAGTTCAGTCTGGCTTTCTCTTAGAAACATTGCGTGAGAGGCAAAGTATGGTTGTAACTGCTTGATTCTATAGAACTTAGTTTTAATTGCTTTCTTCGGGTTTATGTTTAGAAACCGTCCAGTCTCTTTCGATTTTCTCAAAACATAGTCAGCAAGCATTACATGACCTGTTTCCTCGATATTTATACATCTTGGGTTGTATATATCTGCCATCTCAAAAATCTTGTCAGCACCGTCCATCGGTCTCACCTGTCCACGAAAATAATCCAAGACATAAATATTATATTTTGCATCTACGCCAACTACCATAATAACTGTATAGTCTGCCCTGACGTTTTCAGAGGATGCGGGGTCCACTCCTATAAAGGTATTTATTGGAGTTTTAATCCGCTCGTCGTTTTCCTGAAGATAAATGAATGAATTACCGCCCTCGTTGGCATATCGTCCGTGCCAGTAGAGAATATCATCTGTCTTAAAGACACGAAAAGAGTCGTCCATTGGAATGTTCTGGTATTCTTGATAGAAGTAGGCGGCATCTCCCTCAGATATGAGTCTCTGTCTTTCGTCTTCAAGCCACTCAAACGGTTTATAGTCTTCCCATAGAACCTTCGGTTTGCCATCGTCCCCCAATACCTCTTTACCTGATGAGACGAACTCACCATCTTCTGTATCTTGAAGGATTGCCTGATAGAACATGGTATCCCAACCCTTGATTTTCTTAGTCCCATCAAGATTGTAGCTACGTGGTCCCGCCACACGATTAAGATATGACTCCTCATCAATTATCGTTCCAACGAATACCATCTTAGCATCATTAGAGCCGGGAATAACGGCAGCGTTAAGCCACCGTCTAAATTTGTCTCTCTGTCCGGGAGTAAGAGTATTCGCCTCTCCCTCTCCATCGTCAATAATGGTAAGTGTAGGTCGGTAGGCTCCGTACTTGAGACCACGAACTTTCTGTCCGCAACCACGCACAAGTACCTTACAGGTCGTGACAGGCTTCCCATCTTCCCCCATTCCGCCTATAATCTCTTTTTCTTCCTTTCCCCACACCTCTCCTCTACGGTCACCGAAGAAGTATTTTAGTTTCTTGTTGTACTCTATCTCGTTTCCAATGGACTCAAGGTTATACTTGGACTGTGTTTCCGACTCTGAGATGAGCAGAATAAAATGTTCTTCCCCGTACAGTACTCTGTGTAGAGGATAAATCAGGTTGACGAATGTTGACTTTGCATGACCCCTTGGAGCTACGATAGCCAGCTTTTTCCCTGCCTTCATCTTCTGAAGCTTGGAATTTATCTCCCTATGAAAGTAGGGGGTTTCTGCACGTAAATGATAATGCATTGGATACTTTTCATCGCCAAAGATAATCTTGGCAAACAGAAAGATATCGAGGTACATCTCCTCAATAACATCTTCTTTTGTCATTTTAGGCAGTCGCTTTTCCATAACCCCCTTGATAGGCATTAACTATCTTGTGCTTCTGTATTTTTACCTTCAGATAATTTTCTTCTTTTCTCGACTTCAAGGAATACCGCCTCTAATATCTCATCATCAGCAGATAACAGTTCCGCGTGCTTTTCCCGACGCTCTTTAAGCTTTTTAAGCTCTGCCGGTGCGATTTGCACAGTAAATGACTTCTCATGGGCGTTTGTTTCTTTAAGGTTGTGTCCACGCAATTCGCTCACACGATTAACAGCGTTCAACTTTGTGGCTGCTGGCGTGTCTCCGCCTGATAAAGACTTCAACTTCTCCGCCACCCAATCATCATTCAGTCCCTTAGTATCGAGAATATCTTTCATCTGTTCCATCATATATTTCTCCACTCGCTTTTTCTTTAGTATCTTTAATCCCCGCCATAAAGACTGTGTAGGATTGTTGTCTTTGAAGACAGACTGGTACGCATTTAAGACAGAATCCGTTGTCCACATACCCCTCTCATCTATATCTCCAAATTTGAGCAAATTCTCGGCAAACAGTAATTGCTTGACTGTGGGTTTAACATCGTTTGAATAAGAAAAAATGCCGTCATCAGAATATATCTCATCACTCCTATTCTTTGAAATGCTCGGGGATATGTGCTTCTTGTACGTCGGAACAGCACCATAACCCGTGTGGATGAAAGTAACTGCCTTTTTTACTCCGTTGTTTGATTGGTGGGTCCTCTTGGTAACCTTAACTACCTCACCACTATACATAACAATCCAGTCGCCAGGTTGCGCGTTCCGCCAGTCTTGACTGTACTCGATTCCAAGCTTAATGGCTTCGTCTTCTGTGTAAACATCAAAGACCTTGGTGCGAAACCGCTTTTTCATCAATCTTAATTTAGTAGTAAAATATTATTTTATGCAATCTTTTTTCCTGTTCCTATTCCTATATACTAATCCTATTCCTTATAATGTATCATATCGTATATCATATAGCATATCATATATGGAACCATATCGTATATCAATATTAAAAACTACACTCAGAATATTAACTATCTACAACTAACATATACTGTACATGAGGTAGTCAAAAATGGGTCGTAAAATCTGTAGGCGGGTACTGATAAGCACGCACCCCCGTCCGCGCGCGAGCCGTCGCACCTCATTCTGTTGAGCCCGCAATTCATTGTTCGGTTGAGGCAATACTTTAAGTCATGCGCCTAAACATCTACTATAGTGTGGCTTAGACCCCGCTCACCTACGC